TCATTGCGCCATCTATAGTCTTGGCTCGGTCAGCGATCAATGAGTCAGGCAACACTTCTTCCATAGCTTCCAGCAGTGATTCAGCACTCTGTGAAGTGTTTATAAGTGAGTCATCTAAATAGATACCAGCCGCTGCTAATTGTCTAAACCTTACAACTCCAAGACTTCCTTCTGCATCCACGCTTCTAAGGATGTCCACAATCGAATCAAAGCTAGCCCCAGCCGGAATGGTTGCCTTTGCCACGGTCTCAGCACCAGAGGACACCCTATCAAGCGATATGCCCATACCCTGCAAGGCTGCGGTAGTAGCAAGTATGTCCTGACGCTGGAACAATGTACCACGCTCAGAGCGCACGAAAGCCACTGTACGGCGCATTACCTCGTCAACGTCCTCTATACTCGCACCAAAGCCAATCATGCTCGCTCGGGCGTTCTCAACGGCCCGTACTTGGTCGAACGATGCTTTAATCATCGCCCCAATGCCAAACGTTCCGGTCGTACCAACAGCTATTGCAGCTCTCAGAACTCCACCAAGAGAGTCGGCTACATTGCCAAAAGCGCCACCAAGCTCTTGTGCAGCACCGCCCATCCTCTTGGTAAAGCTTCTCTCGATGTTACGACCAGTCTGATCAGCAATCTTATCAGCTTCTTTGGCTGACTTTCTTAGATCACCAGTATTTATGACTGCATCATATTCAATTGTTCCTACGGTATCCATTAGTTAACCCTCATAGCTTTTATAAATGATGCTATACCCTTTTTAAATGCGGCGGCTGGCTTCTTGGATTGTGCAGCAGCAGCAGCGATAAACGAACCATGAGCCATATCTGCTGCTTTTGAGAACCATACCTTACGAGCAGCATCGAGTAAGTACTTAGCAGTAGAAAGATCAATCTCATTGTCAAGGATTGCTCTTATGCCTTCATAACCAAAGTAGTAACCAAACTCAGCAATAAACATCCATTCATTGTCAAGCTCTACCTTACCAGCCTCGGCGCGTTTCTTTGCCTGGGATGCCTTTGCAATTTGCTCAGCGGTAAGCTTTAGGGGGTTACTCTGGTTTTTCTTGGGTCTCATCTAATACAACTTGTTCTTCCTTAAAGATAGTGTCGTATACTTCTTTCAGCTCATCGTTTGACAGACTAGACACAAGCTCACGTGATTTACGGCCATCACCGCCATCGTCGAACGTTCCAGCAAGCACATTAAATACTTTGTTTGCTAGCTCAAGTGCTTTGTCGTCATCTGCATCTGTTGATTTTTCAGCCTTGGCTTTTTTCTCTAGCTTCTTCATCTCTCTGTAGGCTTGAGATAATGCAAGCTCCTCACCAGCTCCTAAACGACGTACGGTATATTCGTGGTCATCAATGAGAACTTTCTTGCGTGCCTTCAGCTGGTTGGTTTTAATTTGTAGCATAATACCCCTTTCATGTAATACTATTACTAGTTTAGCATAAAAGGGGTATATAACAGGGGCAGAGCTAGCTTGTAACAGGAACTGTCTGTTCAGTCTCAGCGTCCCAGATGCTTTCCTGAGTAACATCACCAGAACCAAGTCGAGCAATGTTGCCATCCTCGTCAGGGTTAGCGAAGAATGTCAACTCAACGGTCAAGTCTTCGTCAGCAGTGTAGTTCAGCTCGAAGTTGATCTGCAACACTGCGTTGTAGAAGAATACGTCGTTGTTGTCGTTGTCTTCACATTCGAAGTGGATGTTGAGTGGGCCAGCATCGATGGTAGCAGAACAGCTGTTTGAGCCGAAGACCATGTTACCACCTGATGTCTCAGGGTCTGTTGGTGCTGTGTAGCGGCTGCGTACAAAGTTTGCACCAAGCCAGTCCATACTAGGCACGTACATAGTAGCCGTTGCCTGTGCTTCCTCAAAGATACCACTACCCTTGTTGAAAGTACCACCTAGGGTAGTTCGCTCTCGGGTTCCTTCGGTGAGCGTGACAGTCATCTCACTCAGCAAAGTACTTGGTACAGTGAAATCACGGAATGCAAGACTAGCAGGGCCGCCCAGCGTTGTTGTGTTGTTCATATCTATAAACCTTCCTTCTTATATCTTACCTGTGCAGCTAGCCTAAATATGACCCTGTCATTTTCATCCATTCCTAGATTCTCGACATTGCCTGTAGGCGTTACTTGCACAGATATGTATTGTTTGTTGCTTTTTCCTGGCACTATGGGTAGATCACATATTACGTAGTTCTCTATCATAAACTGCCATATTTTCTCTAGTTTGTCAGCTCCCAGTAAATCACTTGTACCTCGAGAATACAGATCAAATATCTGTACAGCTCTATTGCGTCCAGCAACTAACTCGCCACCGCGGGCAAAGATTGCAACTCCATGCTTGCCGAGTGGCAACTTTTCCCAAAATAGATCAGTGTCTATTGTTCCAAAGCCATCATCTTCAAGCTTTTGCAGCATATGCAGTGTAATCATGCTATACCCTCAAGTAACGTTTAATGTTTCTGGATGCAGCGTCACCAGCTCTTTCAAGATAGCGAAGGGTTTGTGGGTTCTTACGGTTCTCATAGTGTCGCCTACGTGCGTATGGCACCTGTCTATCGCCGTAACGCACTGCGTAGTGCGCCAATCCCTTCCTTACAATCCTTCCGCTCTTTACAAGCGACCTGGTGAGCTTAGGAGCTAGTATCTGTGAGGTTCTGTGCACGTCAGTCACAAGGGCGAGCATCGACTTGTCAAAATCAACCTCTTTGCCATCTACCCATTGGTTTATTCGAGAGGTAAATCGGTACCTTGCCATGTTGCAATGTCCTCTCTCTTTAAAACCAGCCTGTAGAAGTCAAGATACTGCAGATCGAAGTCATACCCATCTACCTGGTTGATAATACGATAGGTCTGGGTTGCGTCACTACCTCTAGCAACGCGTATCCCATGGCCTACCATATTCCCTTCCAGTGTATCCACAAATGACTCAGTTGGGTGGACATGTATAGAGGCGTCAGAAGTGTACTGCTCAAGGTTATCTAGCTGCGTCATTCCATCACGAAGCTTGAATATGCCCATTGCGCTTACGGTGCTACTAATAGTGTTACCTTCAACGCCTTGGTCTATAAACAAGAACTCGTAAGGTTCGCTAGCAAATACATCCCACACGGCCATGAGCAATCTCCCCCATATTACACATACTGTACTTCTGTAACGTTCGACTATTATCGCGTCCAAACTGTTCAATAGTAGTAGTATCTGCGTATGTTACACTAAAGTCTTCTATACGTTTCGTTCGTACACGTCCATCTGTCACCTGGCTAGTCGTATTGAGTGCAAACAACTTAGCGAGAAGTAGAGCAAGGTCGCCTGGTAGCTCGGTAAAGCCCCAATCTGCCGTCACTTCTACTTCACGCGTCGTGTCACACCGCTTACAACCTCTTGTCCTAGGTGGGCAATCGTAAATGCGTAGAACGTTATACCAGTCTGCATTGGTTCTATCCCATTGCTTCGGTGTAGCTTCTACTGCCTCACCATCGACCGTTACCAGGTCAACACTAGTGAATATATCTACAAATGCCGACCTATTGCCGTCCACAAGGTCATACGTCCTTGTTTCTGTGACTTCTTCAAGCGTCGTACAAAGCATGTCTTCCAACTGTTGCTGTGCTATTTCAAGGTACAAAGATAGATTTTCTATCTCATTAGGTGTTAGGGGGCGCCCTAACAACGCTTCTAATTGTTCTTGTGTTAGCATATATGCCCCCATTATCCTTTACTAAGAAGTTGCGTCTGAGCGTACAACAGCGAATGCACCAGCAGCTGAAGCATCAGAGATACCAGCTTCCATACGTACAACAGCACGTAGAGCGCTAGAGTCACCGGTGAACAAGTTGATGTTGCCAACCATTGCTTGGTTGCTTGTCGTAAGCTGTAGGCCACCCTTAGTAACGAGGTAGTACTTGCTCCAGTCACCAACGATGATGTCGCTAGTAGGGATCTCGTCACTTGTTACTACTGAGTAGTTGCCAGCAATACCAAGGTTCAGCATTCCACCAGTACCCTGGAAGATCAAGTCACCGTTAGTGTTGCGTAGGCCTGCAAGCTCAAACAACTTAGAGCTGTTCATTGCGAAGGTTACGTTACCACGGTCACAGCTTCGGAGGCCACCAACAGCGGCGAGGATTTGGTTGAACAGGCTGTTGCCATTCCCAGCTTCGTATGTGTAAACCTGGCTAGGTGCAACCTTAGTCAAGATACCTTGGTCTGGGTAAACAGTACCAGCAACGGTTACAGTTGCGAAGGTAGTCAACAGTTCGTCTTCAAGAGCTGCTTCAGCTTGTGCGAAGTTGCGTACGAACAAGTCGTAGAGTGCAACAGCAGCGTCTTCAAGAACGTGGTCGTTCCAGACACGGATACATGCGAATGGCTTAGGGTTGATTGTGAGTGAGCTAAAGTCAGTGTCACACTCTTCCTTAGTACCGTCAAAACCAACTGGGGCTAGGCGAGTTTCACCATCTTCAACGATAAGGCGAAGGTTTGGTGATTCTGTAAGACTGATGCGGTTAGCGAGAGAACCAAGGTTACCGTAGTCACCGTAGCAAGTCTCTACATCGCGCCAGAGCTGCTCACACAAGTAAAGTGGGTTGCCTTCTTCGTATGTGAGTGCTTTGCTTTTAATAGCCTTAGACGCAACACCGTAGTGCTCGTCAATTTTCTGTGCTCGCTCGTTTAGCTCGCGTACTTTTTCCCAGTTCTTCTGGTTGTAAGCAGCAATTTGCTTAACAACAAGAATTTTGTGTTCGTTCTTGTCAACTTTCTTTTCTACACGTGCAGTCTCAACTTCGCTTGCCTTTTGACCAGCAGCTTTTGAAGCGAGCGCTTTGCTTTCAACTTCAGTCATATCTTCCTCTGTCTCTTCTTTAGTTGTTTCTTCTTTTTCCACTACCTCGGTTGCTTCAACTTCTTCTTCAACCTCTTCCTCAGCAACTGCTTCGGTTTTGGTCTCTTCAGTAGTCTCTACTTCCTCGGTTTCTTTCTCTGTAGCTTCCACCTCAGTTGTTTCAGTAGATTCAACAGTTTCTGTCTTCTCTGCTTCTTCAATATCTTTGGTGAGGGCTTCGAGAGCTGCGTACTTTTCGGCTAGAGTGGTTTCTTGCTTTTTAGCTTCTGCCATCTGCTTCTCCTTAAGTAGGGATTTACTAACAGCGAGTAGTCGTGCGTTTCTGTTGCTTCCCTTAAACACGAGAGATATTTCGATTACTTCCCCATTACGAAGTTCAAAGTCGGTACCTATCTCATAGTCACTGATCGTGATAGAGAATGCGTTGCCTAAGTGTCCTTCATCCAGGAGGGTAAACATATCTTGTGCCTTAGGAAGGCTAGAGACGCCAAATGTTACTTCTAGTTCACCAGCGTCATTGATGACAGCTGAGCGAGCAGAACCAATAACATCTTCTACTGCAAACGAATGGTTGATCAGAAAGGGAATGTCGAGTTCTTCATTACCAGTAAGGTCTTTTGCGTAAATCCAGCCACCAGCTTTTAGTGGAAGGCGCAGAGACTCGGTATTGATAACATCGTAGTCCCTATCAACAGTCGGAGCAGTAACTACAGCGCGGACAGTCTTTTCACCTACTATCGCCACGTCTTTGAACAAGAACTTGGCGCTTTTAGTAAGTTTTTGTCCCATTAGTTACCTCTTTGTTAATGTCTTAGAAGATTTTTACTGATGAGCTTAATCTCTAGTGAGCTTTTGTTGTTCTTACGTAACAACCTTCTACTATAATTATATCAGCTAGTAAAGTGCCCGTCAGGACTGTTTAGAGTCTGTCTCAGGGAACTTAAAGCGAATGTCCGATACTCTATCGTTTGAAACTGATTTAACCTGTACAAGCTTCTTACACTTCGAGTTAGAGCATTTAATCTCGGCTACAATAGTGCCGTAAGCTTTACCTAGGAACCTATCGCATTGATCGCATCTTATTTCTTTTTGCATATGCTATTCTTTGGAGTATTCTTTAGTGTATGGGTTTAAAATTGTTTCTTCTTGCTTCTCTTCTTTGGGTGGGTTGATTTCCATCCGTAGTAGCTCAACAGCTTGCTGTAACTTGTAGTGCACCTCGCGTGAGGCTTGTAGCTGTGATGCTGCTTGGTCTAGTAGGTTTAGTGCTTCTTGTTTGTCCATGGTTACTCCTTTGTTTTATTATACCTAAAATGAAAACTCATTGACACCGTCCGATGTTACCGTGTTAGCTGATGACTTTGTATCAATGGCGGAGCCTATTGCCCTACCGAAGGCTATTGCGGCGTGGAACTCCCCAAACCCATATGTATCTGTAACTCTGGGCTTCTGGTAAAACTTATTCTTGTCAATACGGATGAGACTGGTAGACCCGAAAGCATATATCATCGAAGCATCTGAATTATTATTGCAAGCGCCATAAACTCTGCTATTAGTTACATCAGTGTCATGCGAGTCACCTGAGATCTCCAAGAAAGCTACACCCGCATTGTCAGACGTATTGCTATCCACCTTTGTATAGTACGAGTCAAAGATGCTTATAGATCGAGGTGAGCTAATGAAACTATTATCTTTTATCACGGTATCCGTACAACGCTCTAGCCTTATTATGCTTCGTCCGTTGTATGACTTGGATAAGTCGAATGTGTTGTTAATATACCGTAGGTCTAAACAGTCCATGGTCAAGCATGTGTCAAACATTGTGCCCTCTGTATGCAGTTCGGTTACAATGTTATTAGTCACGCTGACATGATGAGGGGATGACTGTTCCATGCCATCCTTTATTATGATACCTCTCTCTACGCTGTTACCGCTAACTATGTAGTCACTCCCACCCTGGAGTAATATCCCAGGGAGGGAGGTGACAGCGTTCTCAAAAGTGCAATTTACTATTTTTGTATTCTTTACCGAGTCAGAATAGTAGGTCGTAAGTTGTCCATTTGTCTGCGTTATAGAATTGTTAGAGAAGTAGCATGAGTCAACTACAAGACCTCGCACACCACCCGTCATAGCTAGCAGACCAGAGTTGTCATTGTTGATGAACCTGCACGACCTAAATGTCATGTCATGCACAGGAGTAGAGACGTTATATGGCTCTATATCGACACCACAGCTAGGTAATGCACCTGATGTGTTGCTGAAGGTAGAGTTCTCAACCACAAGATGATGAACGCCCTCAACTGACATGCCTTGACGCCGGTTATTATCACAGACTATGTTGTTGAAGTACAGATTATTCGACACTTGGCTGTTTTCGCCGCCGGACTGCTGGATATTAACACCATCTCCCCAGCAATCAATAAACTTTGTTCCATACACGGCCACGTCGTTAGAGGCCGTAATAGCTAAACCATAACCCCATTCGCCAGTCTCTCCAGTGTGTTCGTCTCTCTCCCCCTGTATTTTGCCGCCGTAGATGCTTACGTTGTTCTTCATATAGCATCGCAATACAACGTACTTGGTGTCAGAGTTAGGTATGGATTTTAGGGTGGCACCGTGCATTACTAAGGCGATGTTATCCATAAGTTCTATACCTCCTTCGTCATGAAGAAAAGTAGTTGTAGCATCTGGATCATCAGCTTTAACCATATATGTGCCAGGAGGTATGGCGACTACTCCACCACCTAAAGAGTTCTGGTACTCTATGGCATTGTTAATGGCGTCGGTGTCATCAGTTGCGCCGTCGCCAACTGCGCCGAAGTCTTTCACGTTCGTGAAGTAGTTAGTCTGGGTGTCGGGGGGCATGTTAGCTCGCCTGGAGGGCGTTAACTATATCTTCAGTTGTAGCCGTTGCGGGTACGAGAGCATCTATAGCTGTTCGCTGTGCTGCTGTAAGGCGTGAGTTTAGTTGTGTCAGATTAACAGCATCCGTTCCATCGGTGCCGTCCGCAAGATTAGTAATCTTGTTTGTCTGCATGTGGAGTGGAAGAAATATGTTAACGTTAGACGTGATAGATAGCCTTTGTGCTTGAACGCCCGCTCGATAGGTCGAAAATGTTGCAGTGCTGCTTTCTGCTCCAGCAGTAATAGCTGATAGCTGAGTAGTGATTTGGAGCGACCGTATATTGGCGCTAGCGTCATTGCGAAGAGTAGTGTACCAGTTCATCTGGTTGCTAGTGCTTGCTGCTCTTGTATTGCGAAAGACAAAATCGGCAAAGGTCGATGCAGAGTCAGTAGTTACCACAAACGGAGTATTGCTCGTACTGCTTATAGTAAGTGTTCCGTTGATTGTTCCACCAGTAGTATTTAGCTTCGTATCAAGTTGTTGCCTATTAACCGCGTCTCGTGGATCAGTGCCATCAGCTAGGTTTACGACCTTTTGCTCGCTCATATGGAGGGGTACAGATGACGTAATCTGTGTGCCAGTTAGTGTCAGGTTAGTCGTACCGTTGGCTATCAACTGATATGGGTGGTTACTAACTGTGCCCGCAGATAACTCAGTGCCAGAAGTTGGGTTCCACTCTGTCTGTACACTACCAGCTTCAACAGTAATAGCTCCAGCTACGGCTAAAGGAGCCATCGGGTTTGTAACGCCAATTCCAACATTACCTATCGAATCGATTACGACATATGGATTACCATTAGACATTATCTGTACTGTCTGAGCTGTGGTAGCACCGAAGGATAGTGTACTAGTAGATGCATTGCCACCGATAAGCAGAACATCGTCTGTATCAGCCTTAGCATTGAGAGCATTCTGTAGGTCGGTTTGGTTTGTTATACTTCCTGTTATATCTCCCCATACAGCGCTTCCAGGTGCGCCGCCATCGCCTCCAAGGTTTGGCATGCCAGCAAAGAGCGCATCAATAAAGCGTTTACCGTCTGTGATGCGTACGTTCGTATATTCAGTTGGTGGGGCATTTCCCTGTAATGGCGAGCCTCCAGGTGGCGATACCAAAAAACGCCTGCCATCGGTCAGCCTCATGTTTTCATATTCTGTTGCTGGATCGTTCATATTACTCCTTTTATTCTACTACATACTCTTGTACACAATGGCAATTCGGATGCGCATCTGCTGTGTGAGCGCTTACAAACGTGTTTGTATACTCTTTGCCATCTGTACCAACTATTGTTTGGTCAACCCCCCAGAATGTGTCAGACACATCTACTTCGGTTCCCTCTAGTGAGAGACATATCGGGCATGGGCTTGTTCCGGTGGTTTTCCACACCTTCTTTATGGTGTAACCAGTGTTGCGTTGGATGTCTTCCATTGAATGAACACCTGCGCGGTTCTGCGCTCGGTTTACTTCGCTTACTGCAAGGCGTGTGACACGGTAGCGCTCATCGATTAGTAGGGAAAGGTTAGATTTAATCTCAGCTACGGTCAATCCCTGTGCTTGTCCAACTGCTAGGGTACGCCGTATGGCCTCCGCAGTGTCAGAGTTGAACCCACGGGCTACCATTCGCAAATACTGCGTGTAGGCGTCTCTCTGCGCCTGTGAGAGGGTAAATGCTGGTATGTTGTCTGTGCTAAGACCAGCACTGAACAGGATTTGCAAACCAACTGAGTGCTCAATAGCGCCCCGTAAGATAAGAAGTGGCACTAGAACACGCACCATAGCACTGGTAAGCTCATTATCCCACTCTTCGCTCTCCACGCTATCTCCAACAGCACGGCTTACCTCTTGGTCGTACTCGTCTATAGCTTCATTCACTTGTCGGTTGAGGATGCTTTGCACTTCAAGCTCGATGTCCTGCTCGTAGCGGATGCGCTCAATTTCGGTAAGCTGCTTTGATACGGAGCGGTTGACAATGCTTTCCTCTTCTTGGCTAGGTAAGTCTTCTTCTTTCTCTGTCGTGATGTTTTCCTCAGCTTCAACTACTACCTGTGCTGCTTGTAGGTTAGTGTAGGAGTCGTCAAGGCGTAGTGCTGTAACTGCTGACTCAACGGTATACCCAGCGCCAGTAAGTAGCATGAGTGACTCAACTTCTAGCTTCTTAGCCTGTGCAACATCTCTGTTTTCCTCGGCGTTGTCAGGGGTCGGCATATTGAATGTGATTGCCTCACCAAACCCACCAGTAATTCGTACAAGCTCGTGACTGATCTTATCCCATATCTTGAAGGTAAGCGGACGCAAGGTGTAGTCAACAAATACACGCTCAGCTGTTCGTACTGATGCGTAGTTGGAGTTCTGGATGTGGCCACGGATCTCGCTTGGCACACCAAAGGCACTGTCTACTTTGTTGTTGACCGCTTCGAGGAGGTCTTTTAAGGCCATGTCTTTGTTCTGTGAGTTGAACGGCACCCACTCGATTTGTCCGCTCTGTGTCTGGCCGCTGTTATCCACTGGCACCCATGAGTAGGCAATGTTGTTGTTCTTCCCTGCGCCCTGGTGCTTGTCTATCATGGCTTGCTTGATGTCAAGGAACTGGTCGCGTGTCTTCGCGACGATACGGAACATACCAGCAGGTACGGCACCGTTCTTAAAGAAACCAGTCTGGTAATCTGCTATATAGTCGTCAAGGCGTGTCCAGCGTCGTGCAGCTCGTGAGGTTGAGTAGCCACCGGTGAGGTTGTATGGGTTGGCTGAGTTAATGGCAATGACTTCTCGCTCGTCGATGAGATCACCATTGCGTAGCTTGTATGTTTGGCGTCCTTCGTAAAGGTAAGGGGTGATACCTTCTAGGAATGTGAAGCCAGTAATTTGCTCGGCTCGCAATCCCCTGCTTGAGAGACTCCCCCGGTAATGAACACGAATGTACGTTACATCGTGAACGAGGTACATCAGCATCAGTGCTTCACGGAAGTCGTAGGCGCTCATCTCCCGGTTTGGGATACTGATCTTGTCAATGATGAGGCTGTCATCAACCACATCACCACTAGAATTTACTGCATACGGCGCTACAGAGGCAAAACCCTGAACAATCTTACTAATGCTCGAGTAAGCATTCTCGTAGTCGTTGTGTTTGTATAAGCTGTATGTTCCACTGCCCCCTACGGGGTTCCATAAGTTAGGGTTATAGTCCCCTGTGCTTTTTTCTGTGCTGTTCTTTGTGAACTTACTAAAGAGCGATTTTATTGGATTCATCAAGTAAGCCTTTTAACATTTATCCTTATTATAATTATAGCAGCTGCTAGATGATGTCTTCTACGCCACCGTAGTCTATTGGCTTGAAACTTTCCTTGTGGGTAATGAAGTACCTCGAAGCATCCATGGCGTGGTTATACGCGTCTATTGGTATGTTTAGGCTCTTATCCTCTTTGTCTACCTTCCATGAGTAATTCAACACCTCCTCTTCAATATTGTGTGACCTAGCAGTATAATGTATCTTTAATCCTTGCAAGAGCTGTATACCGTTGTTGACAGAGTCCTTACCCTTAACCGCTGGGATGATAGTCAATCCCTCATCCCTCAGCTCATCATTGCTCTTAGGCTCTGCGCTATCTGGTACGACTAGCGGCGTGCCCCTTCCGTTGAGCACCCGTGCTATCTCTTTGTTCTTCATACCACGCTGGTACAGCAGTTCATCCAGTATGTAGGAGTTATTCCACTTGTATATATCTATGGCTGCTGTAGGGTCATTTGTATAGCCATAGTCCAGGCCTGTGCCTAGATAGTCAGCTTCGGGAGGCAATTCTTCTATCTTCTCGAAGTCAGGGAATACTAGCCCCTTGAGGGTAGAAGGCATGCCTAGCCACTTGTGCTTGTATACTTCTGGTCGATGCTTTTTGTCGCTTTCCATCTCCTGTATGAGGTGATCAGCCATCCAGCCGTACTTGATAGCGGTAGGGTAGTTGACATTCAATATGAGGCTGTTAGGGCGTCCCTCAACTACAAGGCGCTGGTGGATGGGGTCTTTATCCCTCAAGCGGTTGTAAGTGTAGAATATCTGTGAGCCATCCAGACGAACGGTAGGGGTGAGTATCTCAAGGCTAGCCTCTGTAATAGTTTGAGCTTCTTCAATCCAAGCTTCCGTGAGCCCCTCAATGGATTTGACGCTCTGTACATTGTTGTGTAGTCCCCTAAATATGAAGTCATAACCTGTGGGCTTGTATATGATTGAGTCCTTCGTAATATGGAAGCCTGCTAGCTTATGTTCATCGATAAGGTTCTCGAGCAATGACTTTGAGCTGTCCGCAATAGAGTTCTGATACTCACGGAAGCAACCTGCTCGCCCTTTCTTTGACATGGCACGAATAAGGAGTATGCGGGCTACTGTGTGCGACTTGAGCGAGTTACGGCCGCCGTAGATACATGCCTCGCGCCAATCACTGTCCAGAAGTCTTGCATACTCTGATGGTATGATTATATCTTTTGTGGTGTCAGAATTGTTCATTTTACCCCACTCGTTTGTACTGAGCCGTGATTTCCGGCACACATGTTTTTATATTATTCGTCTGATGATATACGTTCATCAATAATACGTACTGTAGGTGTCATACTGCCATCAGGACTAGTATGCTCCTGCTCGGTCTTCAAGCTAAACTCATCCTTCTTCTTACGCTCCAGATACTGTAGTGCCAGCTTAGGGTCACTAGAGAACGCCCCAGTTACAGCTTTGCGAGCCTTCATAACAGGGGTCTGCTTAAGGGCTTCTTTCCTCTGTAAAAACTCAGGATGCTTCTCTTGGTAATTGTACAGCGTCTTTTCACCTATATCAGCCCATAAACAAGCCTCTATATCAGTACATCCCCAGGCGAACGCTTCTTCAAGCTTTGCTATTACTTCCTCAGTCATTACTGTTGGTCTTGCCATGATTACTCCCTCCATTTAGTTCCTTAACCCAATACGCTTGGTAAGTGCCAATACCATGTGTCCCACGATACTCACCTCTATAATCATAACCATGTTTCTTATAAAAAGACTCCGCATTATGGCTATCGACTGTAAATAGCTCAATTTGGGTACAAGTGCTGAACGAGCTAATTGTGTAACTCTCAGCAAACTTTAAAAGAATGCTTCCAAGACCTTTTCTCCGCTCAGAAGGCTTAACGTAAAGGTTTTTAATGTACATGCTAGATGTAGATGGTTGGTATTCGAGTACTATGAATGCCATATCACTGATGCATAAAGATGCACGCAGCATGTCACCACCGCACTTGATATCATTTATCATTCCTGTGGGACTTAGCTTCCTGTAGCCTTCTAAATCATGAAGCAATGAGCTCTTTATGCTCTTCCAATCATCTGCATCCATGAACCGTACGTCTTTATCGCTAAACATAACTAATCCTTTCGTTCTTTCTCTATAACCCGTTTAACCCGCTTCATCATATCTCGCTTAGCTGCTACTGCTTTAGCCTTCTCTGCCCTCTTTGGTAACACTGTACGTGCATGGCTGTCTGGTCGTCGTAGATAGGTAGTACATGCTCTCTCAGTTGCTTGGAACCTTGCACCGTTCTCTACCATAGATGCTACGAATGGATAGTTGGGGTAGTCGTTCTCTACATAAGGTGACATTTCCCAGAACTTCCTTCTAAAAGGTGAGTGGCCAACAATGAAACCTCTCATGTTGTGATTGTATAAGTCGTTAGGCGTACGTGCCTTATGAAATCTACTTGGCTTACCTAGCCCCTGTGTGTTCCATGCAATAGAAATGTAGTCTGCTCTGCGGTTGTACTTCTTGTATTCCTCTATAGCGTGTGGCTCTATCTTATCATCTACTGATAGATACTGCACCCATGTGGTAGTGGTCTTACTAACGGCGATGTTACGGAGCTTACCCATGCTAGGCTTTGCCTTGTATTCGTACACTTGTAGGTGGGGAAGGATTTGCTTTGCTCTTTTTATGTCTGCTTTGTGATCTTGTCCTAGTACAACAATTACTTCCTTGGGTTGTATGGTCATCTCAGATATGAATTTACACCATTGCGGTAGGAACTTGCCGTATCCTTTGTATGCTATTGAGACGAGCGCTATGTTCATGATGTTACCCCTTTCATTATGCTATTCCACCACTACTGTATCGATTAGTCTACGCGTCTTGATGATATTTTCTTTATGAGGATATCCTATAGCAACACAACCTGTGAAAATAGCCTTATCCCATGTCTGTGGCTTGAACATCTTGTAGAAATATTCTCTGTTATGCTTACGCACCTGTGGATTAACGAATGCTGTGTGTAACCCTAGTGAAGTAGCCACAAGCATAGCAGTTTGAGCCATTACCCCACAGTCCAGAAAGCTATTGTATTCTACTTCATCTCCGTTGTCTCCACCCTTGTAAGCCTCAGGGTTAGCGAAGAACATTATAACTGTTGGTGCTCTATGTATCCATGCGACTCCACCGATTGCCATCCCTCCTAATAGTTCTTTTTCATCTCGACTCTGAATAATCTTAGCCCTGACCCCAAATCTGTCACATGAGTTAGGGCAATGTCGTAGTGCATCAAGCAGTTTGCTCAATACTTCTGACTCTACTTGCTTATCATCAAAACGCCTATTGCTATGTCGCTCCTTGACCAGCTCGATCAATTCGTCACGTTTACCACCTGGGTGTGTTTGGTGGGCAATATAACGTGCTTGGAAGTCATCTAGCGGCACGTCCTTGATATCACCGCCTGTACTCCCCTTTTGCTCAGATTTCATATGGGCTTCTTTCTTTTAGCTTACTCCGTATATACCTTCCTATCTCTCCAGAGTGGAATGAGGTGTCTAGGGTACTTAGGATTGGGTACTTCTCAAAGTTATCATCCTTACCTATATATTTTACATCTTTGTGCATTTCACCACCTAATTTGAAGATGTTTCCATAAAGACTACGACTTAGGAGTACTTGGTTGTTCCTTAGGTACAGATGGCGGAGTTCACTAATGACAAGGCGTTTTGTTTTGTTCATCACCATCGGTGTGTGAAGATTGTAATCGACTGGGTTGGTGACTCCCTTAGCCGTAAGATAGTCATGTGTGGCTTTGTACGCTCTTACATACCTTTTGTTAGGAGATATTTTCATCCTACGGTTGTATTCGTTCATGAGTGTGTCCATGTACCAGTTTGGTATTGTGTCCATCTTCTCCATGATAAATATATCATCGGCCATTAGTATGAAGTTCTCCGATACCTCAGGATGCGTGCACGCGTTAACAACGTTTTGCTCTGCATCTATGTACCGATTGTTTTGTACTGACCTTCGTATCTTTGGGATATGTAGAATGTCTTTCGCGACGTATGACTTGTCGCCGGCTATGACTACCTTTCTGTGCGGTATGTTCATAATCCCACGTAGGGTGTAGCGTAATTCATCTTCACTCGGTGGTCGCTTGTAGGGGATTACAATATCCATCTCTGAGAGGTCAGTCATAGCGTCTCCCCGTTGGTACTAATCGTATAGCGCTTCCACACCACATTGCTAGCTCCTCAATGTCTTTTATGCCATCATCTTGTATCATCCGTCGTATAAAGAGTAGGCGGCGTTTCCAGTGGTATTCTGTAGCCTCGAGTATGAATGACTGGTACTGGCTTGTTTTTACTATGACTAGGTCATTATCGAGTATAAAGGTAAGTTTTTCTGTTTTCCTTATATATGTCCCACTCATCATATACTTTTTATACCACTAACCGCTTATCTTTTCAAGTAATCTATCTAGCCAGCTCTTCTGCTTCTTTTTCTTAGTCCCGTTTGACTTGTTTGCCATGGTTCAGCCCTCCTAGCATGTTTAGCATGTCCATCTGTGCTTCACGGTCACGTTTGTCATCTTTTCCCACTTCGTACTTGGTCACAATCTCACCATCAAGAAAGAATAAAGTAACACGCTTACAATAGCCATCTTTGTTTACGAAGTCGTATAACTGCTTGTGGCGCGGTGCAATCGTTAGGATGGGGAAAGGTACGGATTTATCACCAAAGAACACGTCATGGGCTTCTGGTGAGTCTGTAGAGCCTGCGTAGAGCTCCACGCCACTCTTCTTTATTGATTCGTAGTCCTCAGCTGCTTCGAATATCTCTTGCGTGCAAATAGGTGTCCAGTTTTTAGGGTAAAGCATGATAGCTGTTGGTTTCTGTAGGTCAACTATAAGTTTCAGCCCGTTATTTACTGAGTACACTGACCCATCATTATAGCCTTCAAAGGATGCTGTTGATATTTTTGAGGTTTTCCGTGGCATTCCCACTCTCCTTGCAGTAGACAAAAGGCTTAGATACACCAAACTTTTCGCTTAGTTCTTTAGCCTCCTGTCGGTTATTTTTGTTGCTAGACGTTCCCTTTAGGTGGAGCATATGCCCGTTACGGCTGCACCACCTTCTTAACTCACGAACTGTGTTACCAAATTGCCCACAAGACGTACAACGCTCTGCGTATAATACTATGTTCATGGTTCTATTATACTACAAATGAAAACCCACCTCTATGGGTGGGTAAACATCGTGTCTTGACAGGACTAAGCAACTCTCCGTCTGCATTATACATCATGCGCTTTAGCCACAGCAAGCGACACCGTCTCTAGTAGTACACCTCCATAGCCAGATTGTATGAACTCTAGCGCATCATCAATGCTACTGAATCTTTCAACCTGTGTTGTGGTTATGACTGTTGGAACACTAATTCCATTTCCCATAGAGTTGCTAATCGTCATCTCTTCTTCGTATAAGACTACGTATTTACTCATACTTATCCTCTAGCACTACCCTACCTATCTGATAAGTAAGATCGTTTTTAATTTCTGTATAGCTATTCATCTTTATAGTAGCAATCGAGTTCAGCACAGGGTCGTCCTCAGACAGAACAACTCTGAGCCACTTGCTGCCTTCAACGTCAGCTTTTTTGTATTCCTTAATTAGATCTTGTAAACCTAGTTTCGTTTTCATATTTACTCCTTATCTTCATGATCTTCACAAGCACCATCACCATATATGCAGTAGCAGACGTTCATCTTAGCCCAATCACTTCAAAGCCCAGATCACAAGCGCAATCCCCGCAAGTATGGCAAAGAATATTAATGCCATTCCTGCTGATTCCCAGAAGTCTTTCATGACTGTTCCTTGTCTTTGGTGAGTTCAGCTAGATAGGCTTCTTTCTCATCGATATAGGGGCCAAGTATTTGTCTAATAAATGGTGATGTACTTATCATATATCCCTTGAAGCGCTTTGCTGTTTCTATCTGCGCCTTCACTACTGCTTGTTCACGGTCATGACGGATGAGCTGCATAATCTCGTCGGGCTTGCCCAGCATGTTATCGGACATGAAGTGATCTGGCGTGTCACCATGTATGATGCGCTTAATTTTATCTCGCAACTCTTCCTCTGTGGTTGGGGGTTGGTTATTTGTCATAGAATATCCTTCATCGGATTTATAACATACTTTAAATCTTTCAGCTCTATGGTCATCATCTTTCCTTCTCTGTCTACTGTTACTGCTGAGTCGTCCATACTCTCCCAGCTGTCGAGACCTATAACAACTCTGGGATCAACTGAACCATCTAGCTTAGCGTATTTGCCTATGACAACATCTCCTACCGATGGCTCCCACCGGCATGGAAGAGGTTTTTTACTCATCGCTACTTTCTCCTTTGGTTTTAGTGGTAAGGCGTCGGACGCGTTCTGCGATCGTCTTTGTTAATAGACCATTTGGCTTCAAGTCATCGCTAATACGACCACCTTCCTCTTGCTTAAAACAATCAAGACGGTTCTTCGCATAGAAAATCAATGCACACGAGATCTCTTCTTCGAGCGACAGTTTACTTGCCATCGTTGTCTCCTTTGGTCGCTGTACCGTTGTACCAATGAGGTTCGACACTAACCTCGCCAACTAGTTGTTGTTTCATGCTGGTACGCATGTGCTGTATTCCACTCAGTACCTGCTCTAGATCAAGATTGTGAAGATTTGTCCAGTCAATTAGGTGCGTTAAACCTATTATTCCACCTTTGAGTCTCGCCTCCACCAACTCTCTCTCATGCTCTGCTTGTTGTGTGGCTAGGGCATTAGCAATTTCTCTATCGATGTACCTCTCAAGTGTATTTACCGCATAAGGGTTAACAGTGCCGTCGTTCAAGAGTCCAGTGCCTATAAAATCGCTTAGATCTCGTCTCCGCTTATCTCTCAGCTCCGACTGTGTTGGTTCTTGGTTACTTGTCATGCTCTACCTCTTTCTTAGCCCCACACTCACAAACAAATATTGAGGTGGGAGGGCGGTTCTTAACTCTATTGACTGTGAAGAATATGCCATATATTCTGCCTATCTCTTCTGTCCAACCTTCATCATACTTAGCTAGTTGCCAGGTGTGCTGTTCGTGTGCCATCATGCCTCCCTCACATCTGTTATGGAAACAGAGAAGTCATCTTCAAGGAACAAGCTAGCTAGTCGCTCGTCTGTCTCTTCCTTGACGATCCTTACAGCCTCGCGGGCTGATTCAGCTTCTACGACTATGGCTTCTTCAAAAACTCCCTCGCCAATGAAACCATATACAGACGCTCTTACGCTGACTAAATACTCTCTATCTAGCTGGCTAGTGTCGTGTGTAGGCACGTTGTGCTTGCAGTATTCCACTTCTTTGATCGTTACTACATCCTTCTTTCGTGGTGGGATGCTCCCATCTAAAGGAACTGTGCTCCAGGTGGTTCCACCGAAGAACTCCCTACGTACGTATTCAGGCATTATTTTTTCTCCTTCAATTGCTCTATCAGATTGAATATCCCACGACCATCCTTTACACCTTTTCCGCTGAACCAACCTGTATACGGGAATATCCTTATGGTATTGCCATTAAGCTCAAATGTGAGGGACTGACCGTCATCTGAGTTAACATCGTAACCCAGCTCACTCACCTTCTCAGTCGCTACTTCCATCCTGCTAGGTTCAACCTTCTGTCGTCTCGCCTGAGACATAGATTTCATGTCTCTGAATGCATCGCCCATGTCACCCATTGCCTACCTCCAAAATATAACTGCTAAAGTTACCATCATTACACCAATTGCTACTATCTCTAACACTATTCTACCGTTCTTCATGTAATAACGCCTCCAAAATCCCTATAGCTCTGTTTGTCTCGTATGAATGAAACATATCCATACCCTCTAACTCTGCTTCTAAGGTGCCTACGACCTCCTCCAAGGCCTGTTTAGTATCCTCTTTCATCTTCTCGCTCCCGTAGGTCATCTGAGCAGTCGAAATCGTCTTCGCCTTTGTAATCAAACTGCACGAGCACATTACACTCATCACAATATAGATTGTTAAACTCTTCTGATACGTTCTGGTGTAGGCATTCGTCAAATACTAACCTTGTAACTTCTTCACCACTCTTAGTCTCGTAAAACTCTACGCTATCGACGGTGAATGCCGCTGAGAGGTCTTTTACCTGGACTTTCATAGTAGCTCCTTCAGTTCCTTGCCAACTAACCATGCAAGTAGTGGTAGTGCTGCTAGGAACACCGGTGCGAACACTAGGCTTGCTATTGTTGCGTTCATCGTATAACCCTTTCGTTTAGTTATATACTAATAGTAGCAAGGTAGATGGGTAATGTCAATGCTTTTTTCAAACAAAAACCGCCCAATTAAGGACGGTTGTTTTATTGACCTGGCTAGATGAGCGTTACGCGCCAACTGCTATACTATATCAAACAGATACAACCACAGGCAAGGTGGTTACTAATTACTTAATGTTTTTGTATTTATTGTAATCGTCGCTAGGGTTGTACGTACCCATAGGGATATCTCTGTCATCCCATAGCTCAAACCCGATGGCTTCAGTAGCTTGATCCATACGTGGATAGTGTGAATGCCCATCTACGAACCTATCACTGTACCACATATCATTCACTAGATCCTTTACTGCTTTTCGCTGTGTAGCATCAGCAATTGAACCATCAATGATCGTTAAGACTTTCCCAAGCCTCTTGTTCTCTAGCTTTCTGTTGTAATCAAAGATATCATTCTGATACTGTTTTAACACCTTCTTTGCTAGATTCACATCTATATGCACACTCTTTTCACTGCCTTCTTTTGACATAACTAAACTCCTTCTAAACTAAACTTGCCTGCAGATGTAAAGGTTCGTTATATGACATATTATATCACAAACAAAAATACCACCTGTAGCTTGCAGGTGGTATCGTGAGCGCGTTCGCGGCGAATATACCTTTGATGGTATACATGGATAATGTTCCATATACATTATACCTTGACTCTATCTATAAAATCAATAGCCTCACCAGCTCCACGCGCTACGATAGCCTCCAAACCGTTGTTATTAAGCGTTCCTAGCCACTCTTTTTGGTGAGATGACACTACACCCATCTTCTTACGTTTCATCTCGATAGCATACGTCTTACCGCCTACACAGAAGAATAGGTCAGGAACGCCAGGTACAACGCCTAGCATTGTATTCTTACGCTTCTGGCTCCAGCTTTTGGTAAAGGTCGAGTTAGGCACATGGAAATGCGGTATGCTGTGCAGTCGTAGATAATTAACTACGACTGATTGTTCTTCGTCTTCTGATGGTATTACTTTCATAGCCTCTAGCACTATCTCGCATGTAGTGTCAGAGGCTATAACTGCAATGTTGAGCATACGAATAGGTCAGTTCATCTCGCTTCACTATTACGGGGCTGTAGTACTGACCAATGAAGCATCCCTTTCATGTTTGATAATCGTATGCCCTAATGGATATATGAACTTAAGTCTCTTAGCGGTAGGCTCGTGCTTAGGGGGGTGCAACCTGCTTGCACCAGGCAGCCACGGTCTTTGTCCTACACAGTGGCGGTTATAACCCTCCCCGAGTCCCGTAGAACTTAGGGTGCTCATATATCCATTAGGTTTCTAGCGTGTCATGCAGATACAGCTGGTGGTGAGGTTTAGCGTGTGTGAGCCTGTCTTGTAGCTCATCTTCGGGATATTGCCCATTCGTGTTTTTCCTCACATATATTACACGCTGACAGGTTTGCTCGGCATTTCCCTCACCACCATGTATATCTGCATGACCTAATTTTGAATGTGCCGTTCTTCTATGCCTATGCTGCCAGGTAGAATATTCCTATGGACGTAAGGGCAGCTATCTTATTATACTACTTACATTTACCACACGTACACTCTCTTAGTACGCCATCGTCATCGAAATAACTCTGGCATAGGTACTGTTCTGTCATACTAGGCGTATCCACTTCTTCCAAACCGCAACCTCTGGTGTGAATGGTAACTGCACGCTCATGTATCTTTTGTAGCTGTGGTACATTCTATCCAGTAGTGCTGTGTCTGGTTCAAGTGAGTTGTTCATTTGCATAACCCTTTCGTTTAGTTATACTCCTATATTACTCTGGTTTGTTAGTGGTGTCAATAGGTTTTTCAAGTAGTTCGGAATTTTCGTAGATGTTACCTATGACTTCCCAATAGCTTTGGAGTTCGCTAGTCATCAGCCATTCATAGTCTTTGGGGATTTCAATGCACCGTCTCTCCATCGGCTCTGCTTCGTATTCCTTAAGTATCTTTTCTCTACGTTCCCCATCAGCAAACCAAAGAGTAGGACCGTACTTAGCTCGATACCACTCCCATTTATCTGAGAACTCGACTACATCCCCCTCATATATCTCCACACCGTTTTTGTCTTTGAGACCGGTAAACCTACGCCAGTTCTCGTAGTTTATGAAAATGTTTCCAAGTTTTGCAATGCGCTCAAGTGTGAAGTCAACCCACTCGGCATCTGCTATAAACCACGCTCTAAACTTAATCTCTCTACTCATACACTCTTCTCCACACTAATATAATTAAAGTCCCCCTCATCGGTACTATTCACCTCATACTCCCTACGCATCAACGAACAGCTAATAGGCGTCCTAGCACCCCTCAGAGCGCGTTTCATGAGCCCTGCGTGCAGTGCATTGTCAAACATGATGTCTTCTACCACATTGCCATCCATATCGTAACGTCGCACAATATATTCTATCTTCCTATCATGACTGAAACGGTTACGCTGCTCCAGGATCTGCTTCTTTACTTTGTGTAACATTTTTAATTATCTCCACCTTACCGGTTGAATTGTTAATGTAAGTTAGCTTAGAGGGTGTCTTTTTAATAAGTTTATACCCCCTCCGGCTCAAACGTCCAGCAGCAGAGGCTAGCTTCTTGTTCTTTGAGTAGGTGCGTTTATCTGGTGACGCACGCTTTCCATAGTCCGATGCTAGTTCTGAATTGTTGGACAGTGTTGTTACTCTCTTCATTTATTCCTCTTTAATACCGCAAGTATTAGAAATGTGTAGAACGATGAGATGACCATCATCACTGAGTGAAATATGATAAGTAGTATGTCATCCTTAATTATGTTTGCTATCAGCCCCCACACAGAGAAGAAAAACAGAAGGATAGATGCTAATAGTAGAAACCTCATCGCTTGAACAGCCCAAACTTCTTTTTTGACTTTACTGCCTTGTATAGAGCTTCGTGTGCGTCCATAAGTAGGCTGTGTCGGTGGAACAATAGCTCGTGGTCTTCTCTAAGCTCTGCAAGCTCCTCTGTGACCTTCTCAAGATGTTCAACCGCCATCCTTAGTGGACTTACTGACTGGCCTTTTTGCGATGTGTTATTACTTCGCTTGTAGTCATCGTAGGTAACACTGTTCTTTATTCGAGAGATAATACTTGTCGATACGTCATACTCTCTAGCTAGCTGCCCTCCTGTAGATGTCTTATCTTCTTTAATTGCCTTGTACACCTGTGGTGTGATCTTAATCATCCGTGCCATACTAAACTCCTAAATAATGGTTAACTACTATTGTTATTGATACCGCCCAAGCTGCGAGGTAAGCTACCATAAAGATGGTCTCACCTACAGCTTTGAGTGTTTTCTGTTTTCTTTTGCCGATACGTAGGCTCATGCGTTTTTTGCATCCTCTACTATGGATTTAACAAGCTTGGCGTGAGCTTCAATGCTGCCATTCATTGGTGGTTTATTCTTTGGTCGCTTTGATACCTTACCACCTAGTCTTCCTGCTTCTATGACTTTATCTTTATCCATGCAGGCGAAACCTTTTGGTACTTTAGCTAGGCCTCCAAGTTTTGCAATGTCACGGTAGAAATTAGGGTTCTTTTTTAGGTTCTTGTCTCTTGTTTTCAAACCCCCCGAGTGCGTGCCGGCCATGATATTTATCCTTTCCTAAAATGGTATACAGATTAACGTTTTCTTCTTAAGTGGGTGCTTGCTAAGCTTCTCTAGCCACTCACCCTCTACGTACTTGACTTCGATTTTCATTACTTCTCCTCCTCAGGCAAAGCCCAGCTTGGTAGCTGTGGTGCTTTCCAGTAGTATCTAGTTTTAGTTTCCTTTTCATAATGCATAGACCAGCCAAGCATGTCATGGGGTTTCTCATCTGTCATGTTAACAAAGCCAGTCTCTAGGTTGTATAAGTATCGTCCGATGCCCCATTGGACAGCTGCACGCTTCATAGCGCTACTCAGTCCGCCTTTGACAGCCTCAACAGCTGTATTCTCGGCACCATCGTACTTAGTAACCCACTCGTCACCTACTTTTATAGAGATACCGCATAGCACACCACCATCTGGAGATTTATCATATTCATTCTTCCAGTTTTGTATGCCAGCTACCTCATCTAAGCGCTCCTGCACTGCTCGGTTAGTAACGTAGGCTAAAACCATAGCCCAGCCCTTTCCTCGTGTTACTCCTGCCCTCTGAACACGCCATTCAATATCCTTTGCAGGAAATGGTGCAGAGAGAAGCTTTAATCCTTCTGTGTCATTCATTTGCATAACCCTTTCGTTTAGTTATACTCTTATTGTATAGGACTGGAGTGGCTGTGTCAATAGGTTTTGTGGTTGTTATCTTATGGTGGTAATGGTATTGTTAGTACAGATAGTTTCTGACGACGCTATCTGAAATATAAAAGTATTGAGGGTAGCGTTTTCTTGTGCTATAATTGTTATAGTCAGAAACGCATAAGAGCCACCCTCACCGGTGGCTTTTTTGTATCCTCAAGTAAGAGAGGGGAAATATGGAAAATCAAAAACCAGAATTCACAGGGGTGTGGATGCCAAAGTACATAATCGAGAACAAAGATCTTAAGCCAGTGGATAGGTTAATATACGCTGAAATATCGTGTTTCGATACATGTACCATGACAAACAAGACGCTCGGCGAGCGTGCTGGATGTAGTGAGGATACAGCTAGCAGAAGCGTAACCCGATTAAAGCAAGGAGGGTATATAAAGATAACAGGTTTCAATGGCAGAGTCCGCAAAATGCAGAGTCTACATGTTATGCCTCCGCAAAATGCAGAGGCAGCCTCTGCAAAAACACCCAAGCTGCCTCCGCAAAATAAGTCACAAGATAACAGTATAGAGAACATACAGAAAACAGCTTTATCTAAAGATAAAGGGCTAATGCCCGAATATGGTAACCAAGACATAAATGAGTTGATGGCCTACTGGCACGAAATTCTAGGTTACAAGATAACGAGTAGAGTAAAGCCAAATCGGAATGCCTGCAATAATCTTGTGAAGAAATATGGCGTCGGTGGTGTCAAACAGCTAGTAGTTGCAGTGAATGCAGCCCAGTCAGATAGATATTCACCCAGGATATCAGACTTCGTTACACTGCAAGGCAAGCTAAATGATCTGCTTGCATGGGCTAAGAACAGATCAAGTAATAAATCGGTAGGAGTAAAACTATGACTGACATAATGAAAAATGGATACTACATAAGGACATACGACCGTGACATATTTATATCTGAGTATCAGAAAGAGATACTGTACGCAGCAATGGAAGGAGAGAGAAAATTCTTCGATATAGATGATTGTAGGGTTATGATGAGCCAAGTAAAAGAAGTCGTGCCATCGAGAGAGTATGTTAAGTCGCCCAATGGCGGATACTACTGTCCAAAGCATAATGACAACTTCATCCCTAAGGGGAAGACGTGTGGGTATTGCAGATGAGTAAAATGAAATACTTTGGCCGCTACCTAGTAAGATGGACTGACTCAAACGGTAAGAAACACAAGAAAGAGTACGATGACTGGGAAACTGCACAGAAGGCACTACGCTGGCTAGGGAAGTCGAATGTGAGGCAAGCAGACATTGCAATACCATATGAGGACGTTAGGATGACTGATGAAGGACAAACTGATTAGAGATACAGCAAGGGCCTGGCAGTTAGAGTACCACCAGGTGAGGGGCATGTTCAGGTGGCTGGACAAGAATATCAGCCCGGAGTACCGCTCGCAGGTGCTATCTAAGCTCTTGAGAGAAAGGTATAACAGAGTTGTGAGAAATAATGAGAAACAGTGAGAAACAGTGAGAAGTAGCTACATAGCTTGACATTTAACAGACCATGGCGTATAGTACTAACCGTAACTAAACGAAAGGATTTACATGAGCAAACAACAATATAACGATTTAAACTGGACTGTGCTTTTACTATTGTCATTCTTCCTAGGTGGCATTGGTGCTGACAGATTCTACGTTGGAAAGATAGGGACAGGTATTGCAAAGCTTCTGACTCTGGGAGGATTAGGGATATGGTCACTTATTGATTTAATCCTCGTTGTATGCAATGCATTGAAGGACAAGGAAGGCCGTGTACCAAAACGCTAGAAGCAGCTGGAGCACGTTATATATGCAAAGATGGTAAAGTACCAAGGTTCTGGCCTAAAACGTCTCACAGAAGCTTAGAACGTTTCACAGACACACAAAAAAGCACCCTCAAGCGGCAGCCAGGGTGCTTTTTATATAAGTGTGCATGACCATGAGCTACATTAGGTGAGCCAAAAGGACTCAATCATATGAGAGATTTTTCTAAAGGGTCATACACAGCGTAATGTACGAGTCGCTACGTATAGCGCTATGCTTGTATTGTACCACACCAAAACGTTATAATGTACAGTGTAGGCTGGGTGATTTCTTGAAACGCGGGTTACTCCATTGTTCAATATAATCCTTTCGGCCTAGCCTATACTTAGCACCTCAATCCCACTTGAGGTGCTTTTATTTCGTGTTGTAAGCTGACATGCCGTTCAGGCCTGCACCTACGAGCGCACCTAACAGCACAACCCATGCTTCAACTTGGTCAGGGTTTACCACACCATAGATTGCAAGTAGTGCCATTACGGCAACACCGACTTGGTATAGGTACTTACGCACTTCTGGCTTCTTTAACTTGTCTAGCATATCTTACTCCTTACTTAACCTTATAGATTCCTGGCTTGAGATCTTTTACATTTACGCTCTTGGCAAAGCTTGCCCTGAAGTCTTGGGGTAAGTAGTCACCCAAGTAAACGTCGCCCTTGCCTGCACGCTTAACTTTTTTCTTGTATTCAGGCAGCTGCTTAACCCATGCCTCTAACTCGTCAAACGTATACTCGTTCATAAGGTCTTTCTTCTGCTGTGGGTCGCATGTACGCCCCAATAATGACCGGAACAAGTAGTCTACTCCTAGTCCTGATACCATCTCTTCCTCCTTCCTTTTAGATTCTCTATCAATCCTGTCTAAATCTATAGAGCCAGGACAGCCCGTGTTAACGTAGTCACTATGTCGCTTGAGTGGTAACTCACCTCGTCGGCTTCGGATGGCTCTTACAAGCTCTCCTGCCGTCTTATAGGTATCTCCTGGTGTATTTGGGTCGATCTCAATACCTATGGCGAAGTCGTTAGCCTGCAACGCATGCCACGCTTTATCGTTTTCTTCGGCTAACTGGTAAACGGTCTTATCGCTCACTACATAGTGAGCCGATACCTGTGATGATGGATTCATGAGCCATGAGACGACTCCACCAAGGGATGGCTTCTTGTGAGGCTCGTCCCACCAATGTACAATCAAAACCTCCATGCGGTTTCCACCTATCCACTTGTTTGGGGTGATCTGTTTTATAAGGTTCATCCTAATGCCCTCTTGCTATATGATGAGTCCGTTGCTTTTATCTCAGTCATACACATTCCCTACTCCAATCATGCACTTTACTATCTCCCCATTCATGGTTTCCCATACATCATCTAATGAGTACCTAACCTCCCACCTGTTTAAACTCTGGTTGCATCTAATAATTGGGGTAACACCATCCTTTCCATCGTTTCCGTTTTTGCCATCTATCCCGTCTCTACCATTGCTCCCATCGACGCCTGGCACGCCGTCTTCCCCATCATTTCCGTCTTCGCCACTTGTGCTATCCATGTCATATTG